ACCTATCTTCATTTAAAATACTCCAAATAATTTTCTATCTCTCCCCAGCTTTTACCTATCTCAGCATCTACTTTATTAGGTACATTGATTTTTACACAGTCTCTCATAACCTCAATGACTTTTTCACATTCCTGTTTATCTTTAACAGATATATTTAACTCGTCATGCACTTGAGTATGTGCGAGTATACCTTCTTTATGTAAATCCAGCATAGCTTTTTTAGTCATGTCTGCTGCTGAGCCTTGTATAAGTCGATTCATAGCCTTATATGTAAAAGCCCTTTTAAGCCCTTTTCCATACGTTTCGAGGGCTTTTTCGTAGGGGTAAGGGGTATCCCTATACGACATAGGTTCGTAAAGGTTAAAGCGACACTTACGTCCTAGGATAGTCTTTATATAACCTCTATTTGACCCTAGCCTAGCACAAGTATCTCGTAGACCACGGATAAAAGGTACTCGTTCATGATACTGATCAAATAGTATTTGACCCTCTTCTTCACTAATACCTAATTGACGTATGAGTTTATCTTTACCCATACCATAACTCAAACCTAGATTTATATTCTTAGCTTCCTTACGACTTATGTTAGCCATGTCTGCTACTATTTGATGAAAGTCTGCATCATCTGTGTAAGCCTCTGCTGCCTCTTGTGCACCTTCTTGTTTAGTAAGTAGCGAGTAATGTACTGTAAGTCTAGGCTCTTGTTGAGAGTAATCAAAACAACCCCAGTGACAGTCTTCTTCTGGTATAAATAAACTTCTTATTAAACTGCCTATTTCTGGATCACGAGCTGGTACTTGTTGTAAGTTAGGGTTGCTACAACTAAACCTACCAGTGACTGTGCCTCCATCATCTGACCTTAAAGGGTGTAGTTCCCCATGTATTCTACCGTCTACCTCGTGGTCTAAAATCATTTTATCTATAAAAGTAGTTCTAGCTTTATTAAGTTTTCTAGCCTGTGCTATCGCTAGTGGTAATTTATGGTCATGTGCCTCTAACCAAGCAGAAGTAAAACTCGGTGCATTTAGTTTTGGCGATCTAGGGTAATCTAAACCAGCTCTGTCAAATACCTGTGCGACTGATGCTGCTGCCCATAGGTCAGGGGTAATACCATACCAATTTTTTATTTGACTTAATATCTTTTGTTCTTTACCCTTTAACTCCTGACTAACTCTATCTGCTTTATCTAAATCGACTCTTACACCACGTCTCCTCATCTCTATAAGTACCCTTATTAAAGATGACTCAAGTTTATATATTTCACTAACCTCTTCCTCTTTTATTTTCTCTTTTAGAGTTTGCCATAATCTATAGGTAAGGTCAGCATCTTGCTCACCATACATGCCAACATATTTGGGTTCTAATTTATACATCTCTGATTTAGGGTTTAGCCCAAATGCTTCTGCTGCCTCGGTTAAAAGTTTTTCATCTTTTAATTCTCCCATAAACCTTTCGCCTAAACTGTTGAGAGAGTATCTCCTCTCGTTTTCATTTATCAAAGGTGCAGCAATCATAGTGTCTTGTACAGTACCATTAACAGTAAAGCCCTCATAAGTAAGCCACCCTAAATCATACTGTGCGTTATGAAATACTTTATCGTTGTCATGCTCTAACTGTTTAGCTAACCATTTATAGACTACTCCTCTATCTAAATTAGCCCCATAATGATGAGCCACAGGGAAATAACCTTTCCAACCTTCTGTAGCTATACCTATCCCAATTATTTCTCCTTGCTTACAAGCCCAGCTCGGACCATGAGTCATAAGCAGTGGGTCTCTAGTTTCTAAATCAATAGCTATCTCTTTAGCTTGTGTTAAATCAGGGAAACTATCTGGGGGTGTCCAGTCGGACTCAGGTGGAAAGAAACTTTTTTGATCCATTATTTTTTATTAGTCATGTGACCTTCTACAAGTAGTAAATACCTTCTTAGGTCTCTTATATCATCAAGTATACCAGTGTTGCTAGGGTCTTCTGTTATAGTTTTAAATATATCGTAGCCGTTCTTTTTACACTGATTCTCTATCCTATCAAACTTTCTAGCTAACATCATAAATGCACCAACACCACCACGAGAACGCCAACTGTCACCATAACTGACCTGTGCTTCCTCTAGCTTTTCTACATCATTATGGGCTAGTAATTTAATTAAATCAAAGTTAGATCCATTCATAATTAATACTCCTCATATTTTTCTCTACACATATTCTGCTTACCAAAATAACACCACTTACACTTCCACTTAGAAGGATTAGCAGGAAACTCTGTAGCCTCAGTCATTTCTACAGCTCTTATATGTATCTTATCTCTTTTGATATTTATACTCTCTTGAGTATAGATGTATCTATCTATTTTACCATGATCTAAATACCACATCTCTGTGATAATTTTTTCTAACTCAGGGTATCTTTTCAGGGCTATACCACCGTACAGCTCACACTGTTCTTTATGTGCTTCTTGATTGCCTTCGTATCTACCTGTCTTAAAATCAATTACTCTGGCTTCTTTAGAGTTTCCCTCGTCGTACACAAACGCATCTACTTTAGCTCTGCCCCATGTATCTTCATCAAACCAACCTGTTTGATCCCAGTCTTTAGTTATAGCCCAGTCACTTTCACATGTCACCTGACCAAGTTCATGTAGTTCTTTTAGTTTTACAAATGCTTCTTCAAACTCTCTTAACTCTTTCGGTAATTCGTCAAACCTACCACGAATGTACTCCTCACAAAGTTTATGCATATCCTTACCACGATCCATGGCAGGACTTCCAGGCTCTTTTATCTTTTTAATAAATTTAAACTCAGCTTGTTTAGGACACTTCTCATAACAACTAAGACGACTATAAGACCACTGTTCGATCATTTGATTCTCCTGTTTACTTTATTCTTCTAGATAACCATCTAAAACAAGCTTCCATCCAGTCATCAGCCTTACAGTGTTGTATTTCTATAAGTGCTTCTTCTTTCATACCTTTCTTAGAAAGATACCAAGCATCTTGTATAGGGGCTGCGACCTCAGAGAAAAATGGGTCGTTAAACTCCAACTGCTCAAAAGGTTTTCTAGTAAAAAACATAATTAAGTCAAATTCCCAATCACGGAAGCCTACGCTAACCATAGGATAGGGATTTACTTCGTCTAGTTTATACGGATTGTGATTAATTAATAGCTTTATTGTGTAATAATCAAAAGAATCTATCTGTAGTAGTTTTTCTCTCATAGGCTCGTACACGTTTAAATATGCATGATAATTATTACTTACCTGATAGTACTTACCTATTCGGATACCTGTTGCTGCAGCTACAAACTCATGCAGCATTGACATGTGCACTACGTTAGCTCCATATGCACCCCAGATAATATCGTTTGACCTATTTGATACTGTCATATCGAGACGAGGACTGTAGCCGTCAATGTGTACAGTTTTAAAGTATATAGCCGTATTACAGGGTACGTCAGCTCCATCTCGCCCTAAATCGCCCACAGCGTCCCACATTTGTAGTACACAGCGTCTGTCATAAATGTCATTTCTAAGTCTATCGATGATAATTCTTATTTGATCTTTGCCAGCAAAATCTTTAAACGTGGGGTCTTTAAAATAACTACGCCATCTCCATCCATACGCTCCCCACAAAGTATTACCATCATCACTATACCTACTCATGCCTTTATTGTAATGTTCCATAGTGGCTAAGTCATTAAAACCAGCTAACATCCATAAACCTTCCATAAAATGGAAAAAGGGGTTAGCGTCTCTATCTGGGTCAAATAAAACTCTCTCACGAGGGTTAGCATAAACTGTAGTGACAGGGTCTTCTACAGTGATAACTTCACCGTTCCTAGTTTTTTCTACGTGACCGTGTGAGTCTAATAAGTCCATGCCTCTCAAAAAGGCATCGTTCACGTTTCTACATTTTAGTGTGTGCATTACTCTCCTACTCCTTCTTTATATGCTTTCTTCCAACCTATGATTACATCCTTACGAGGTAGTCCGTTCCAAGCAGTTTTAGTTTGTTTCTCTACTACCTTAACACATGTAGGGTGTAAGGAGTGTAGTCTTTCTGCACCTTCATTGTGTACATCAATAGTTCGCCACTCACTACAACCACCGTCAGCGTTAGATGATTTTTGACCTTGTGCGTAATAGAAACTTACCTTACATGCTTTACCTTTTCTCAGCAGTTGTAGGGCTATATCAAAATCTTCCATTACCCTAGTCCTACCCCACTCTATATCATCAGGAAACTCGTTTAAGTTATAAGCGAGTACCCTCATGTATCGAGTATTTTCTACAGATAAATCTTCTACCCTATTATTACCCTCCCTAGCACTTACACCCACGTGGGCATAACCTTGACTGAGCCACTCGTCTAATAAGCCAAACATAGCAGGATACTCATCAGACTCTAAGTATCGTAAGTGCCAGTCGGTAGGGCTTTTACGAATGTAAAAACGTAAATCATCATCTAGCATAACTATATGGGGGTCATCGCTATGCTCTATAATATATTTTCGTTTAGCCCCTATGCCTATACAGTCCTCTGGGACTACCATTTTAGGTGTGTTAGGATATTTAGTATATAAGTGTTGCTCATCGTGGTCAATGACTAACGTCACGTCTCCATTAACTTGCATCCATTCGGGAAACCATTTTAGAGTTTCTTGATTAGTGGGTCTTCCACGAGTTGGTATATATATTTTCATAAGTATTGTGCCTCGTTAAAATTAGGGTATTTACTGTAGTTATATTTTGCTCTAGGTCTACCCTCGCCTAACCTAGTTCTCTCATATTTATCAAACTCACATAAACTATGCTCTATCTCTCTCATCTCTAGCTTTGGTACATGTGGCTCTAGATATTTATCTGCTATTTGTAAAAGCTCATACATCTCTGCGTTCCAGTCATGTTTATTTGAGTCCCAAGTAAGCGTTCTTAAATTCATTCTATTTAGTCCACGCTTTGCTCCTGGACCTGGATTTGCCCAAGTATGTATATCACGAGCATTCCTTAATAAATGTGTGTGCCTTAAATCTGTGACAACTTCGTATGACATAAACCCACTAAATCCAGCGTAAGGAAGATAGTTTCTCCAAGTCTCTTCTAAACTACCAGAAACTATCTCTGGGTGGTTATTATATAAAGGTGTAAGTATTTTGTCTACTGTTTGTTCTATCTTAGTACCACCTAAAGTACCTGTCAACATATATGCACCTGTGTAAACTTTTTCTCCTCTATCCATTCTATCCTGCATTATGGCTTTTACCTTTTCTGGTTGCCAATCCTCAGGGAAACCTATCTCTTCTAGGGTGGATGGCCAATTTATTTGACGAGCCACGGACATTGAGAAAGCTAAATTAGGGTGGTCAAAGTAAGGCTCTCTCCAGTTTGTTCTTACCCATTCTGTGACTGTGTCTAGTTCTCTAAACACATTACAAAAACTATAAGTTTTTAATATCTTATCTTCTGTCCACGGTGGATGAAGACCGTTTTTTCTCCTTAAATATATTTGGTGTCTTTCATTTATGTAGTTAAAAAACCCTTCTACTTTATCTTGTACCATGATGGTGTACCTCGTTTAGTCCATTTCGCGAATACTTTTTCGCCTATATAATAGTTTCTATATGCCTCGACTGCATTCCCCTGAACTTTATATTGATCAGGCATGCATTGTGGATGTTCTTGTAGCCCTTTACTTTTTATCAAAGGGTTGGGCAGTGACATAATAACATCGTAAGATTTATGACATACGTTTTTATTATATCGCCACATAAATTCTTCATTGAGACAAATTAACAAGTCCTTTAGCCATAGCCAATTATCTAGACTGGCTGCAGACCATATAGTACAAGGGTGTTTCATATGTACAGGTCTGTAAGGTGCTGTTTGATCATGAATCCAAAAACTTGTACAAAGCATTTGAGCTGACTCTAAAATCATTTTAGACACATGTTTGTCACAGTGCATTTCTGCTGCAGTCTGTATATTATTGTCTAATTTAAAAATATTCACGTCGATATTTTACTTTACTTGTAAAGTTTAAGTATAGGGATCTTCCTAAAAAATAAACTGTTTTCTAGTTTTAGACCTCACTATGTGTAGGTTTTCTTTAGTTCTAGTCACACCTACATAAAAGTTTCTACACTCGTTGTCAGGGTTTCTATATAATTCATCGTAAGACTTAGTAGCCATATCAGATAATAAAACTACGTTGTCACACTCACCACCTTTAGAAGCATGTATAGTGCTAAGTTTTATCCTTGATGTATTTAAGTTTTCTTTTCTCCTCAAGCAAGATATTAGGTACTCTCTCTGAGTTATACCTATAAGGTCAAATGATTCATGCCATATACCGTCTACTAATAAACCATAGTCTCTTTTTAAATCTCCCATACTCAAAACTGTATCGCCTAATAAACTTTTTAATGTTTTATACCCCTTCTTAACTCCCTTACCAGCCCTCATATACGAGTAGATTTTTCTTATACTGTCAGCTTCTATTTTCTGACCTTTCCTTAACCTTTCCCAATCTTTTATAGCATTGATTAAAGTATCAGACACAGGAGATTTACCTGCCCTCTGATAAAATCTACCAGACTTTTTAAGGTAGTCCTCTACTTGATTCAGTAGATAATTATTTCTAGCTAAAAATAACCATTCACCTTCTGACACATCAATATGTTCAAAATCCATATGTATATTTATTTGACCCTCTTCTTCTCTAGGCTCCCATACCTTTTCCTTTCTATTACCTATTCTTTTTACTATTCTTAATGCCACATCGTGTACTTTTCTAGGTACTCTGTATGATTGTTTTAAATAAATGTTATTACCTTTTAAATTTATAAAATGATTTACATCAGCACCTGCCCATTTATAAATGGCTTGATCATCATCACCAGCTATGTACACATGCTTTACACCTTCTGCTAATTTTTCTACACACTTCCACTGTAGAGCTGATAAATCTTGTGCCTCGTCTATAATTAATACATCTAAGTTAGGTTTGGTGTCGTGAGTAAGAAACATCTCTAACATGTCTGTAAAATCGATTAAAAAGTTTTGGCTCTTATACTTAGAATAGTTTTTACAAAACCAATTAAAATGCATCCATGTTATATCTAAATCGTTAGCGTTGTTCCATATTTCTTTATAGCCCATTGATTGATTACGAGCCATGTTTTCTAAGAATAGCATTCTATCCCCCTTGCTTGATAGTGTCATTATATTTTCACCATCCCACGCAGAGTTTATTCTCTCACCTATAGTCCTACTAAACTCTCTAAGATTGCTCCTAGCTAATACATCGTTCTTAGTAAAACCTAACCAATGATAACAGAGTGAGTGTAGCGTCCTAAAATAACACAGCTCTTGGCTTGTGTATGAAAACTTACCCATAGCTCTTGCGAGTGCTTCGTTTGCAGCTTTTTTAGTAAATGCTAAGTAGCCAAGTTTTTCTGGTGGAGTACCTTTCTCAAAATACTCTTCTACTTTGTTCAAAAGGTACGTTGTTTTTCCAGTTCCAGGTGGACCAAGAACCACGTTATACATTATAAGTCTGACCCCTCAAAGTTAGTTGGCTCAAGCTCTAAGTTCTCTACTCCATATTCAAACTCAGGTATAGACCATACATTAACTCCCCTACCTTTTAAGTTTAAAAACTTGTGTTCAGCTTTCATGTCTCTTAGCTTAGATGCTATTCTGTTAGTATCCATTTCTGTGAACCTGTGTTTTAAAAGGTACTCTTTTAAATCTTTAATTCTAAAAAAGGTACGACTATCTTCTGTGAAAGGCTTACCTAAAAGTATCTCGTCTCTTGTATTAGCTTGTGCCATATCAGTACAAAAAGATTCGAGTAAATCCATAAACTGCCCCTCTACAGAAATATCATCACTTACCTCTATAATCTCCATACCGTTGTCCATTAAGTTTTGTATAAGAGTCTGCCAAGCCCTGTCGTTCATACGCTGTGGCATTATATTTAAAATCTCCATACACACTCTTTGAAACTTTATTTGATTTTGAAGTTGTTCGGTGCTTAACTCTAATCTTTTATCATCAATAGATAAAAACCAGAGAGGTGGATTACTGTCTAACTTAGCTAAACTAGAGAATGTAGGAGCCGTGTTCCCGTTGCCGATGCCGTACTTACAGCTCCTACATTTACTTACATTACAGTAAGACTTGATTGGTTCATCTGAGCATTTATAGTTGTACTCTTTTTTTCTTAATGTACTTATTAAGGTTAAAACTTCTTGAGCAGGTAAAGGTGGTGTCACATATTTTCTGTTATACTCTTCTATCTCAGTTTCCCAAGTTTCTGGTATAGCTTTCTTTAAATATACACCCACATTAAATAAACCATTATTTCTTGTGCCTTCTGGAAAACCTTGTTTAAGTAATACTTGTAGACAAGGTGGACCGTCTTTCATGTCATCTAATAGAGGTACTTCTAACTCTAGTAATTCTTCTAAACTTAACGACCTTTTTTCTATATGCTCTATAAAGCCGTCTATACTTAGTGCCTCGCCCTTAGTATCGAAAGCGTACCTAAGAGAGTTTTCGCCCTCGAAATAGGGCATATTTAGCCATGAGCCTAAGTCTCCCCTATCTACTAATACCTCTCTTTGCTTAGGAAATATCTCTACACCACCATAACCTAGTCCTGCAGATATTTCTCTTAACTTATCTTGCATATCTCCTGCACTTACTCGCTCTCGAGTAAAACAGTATATGTGAGCTCCACCACTTTTACTTCTACACACTATAAGTGGTAAGCCAAATTCTTCTATCTTTAATACTAATTTTTTTAAATCTAATGAGTATTGGTCAACGTCAATGGCACCCCACCGTACCATGTTTTCTTCGTCTATAGGTATAATACCTAGCCCTGATTTACCACTAAGGTGGTCGTCCCAATGATTTGTAGTAGCCCCTACAGTTTTAATAGTTTTTGCTTTACCTGATTTTTTCTGACCTGTAGTTGCTATGTCAACAGTAAAAGTACCATGAGCTCTGTTAGAGCCTCTGAATATTTCATTTAATTTATTTGAATAATTCTCCAATCTATCCTCAAGTCTTAGTCTAGGGTAAGTACATATAACTTACCCTAGAACTGTAATTTAAAAAAGGATTAGAAAGGAGCTTCGTCGTTAGAAGTAGCCATCACAACATTTTCACTACCAATAGTTTGTGAAAACTGTTTAGCTGCAAGATACATATCTGTTTCTTCTTCTGTGACTGGACCCACCATGTCTACATTCCAACCGAACCATGTACCACGATCATTTGACTCCTGTACAGTAGTCAGTTTATATTTGTGGCTATAGGTAGGAGGAGTAAAAACACCACCGTCCGCTTTTTTCACTTTTAGACTAGCCATAACTGCGTTCCAAGTTCTTGATTTCTTTAACTGTGTTCCAGCCATAGGAATCATAACTTGTTGAAACGAGTCACCGTCTAGTACTAGGCAATAGTGAGTTGCTGATGTCTGGATATAGTTTCCATTATCGAGGACATCTCTACCATCCCTATCCTTTTTAGTTTGACGTAGTATTTCAGGGTCGAAGTGTTGCGTCACCAACCCTCCACCTGTCTCACGTGGCTGCCACTCGAGAAACATACGTCTATAAGAAACTGGTAATACAAAACATCCAACATCTTCTCTAAAGATTTCTTTAGTGACTGTGTTGGTTATATCACCAGCTACTGCACCCTCAATATATTTACCATCCTTCTTATTTACTTCTGGGCTCATAGCTTGAAGTATTTTAAGACGAGGGATAGTAATATCGTCAGAGGTCACATTTTCCAAACCTGACCCAGCATCTTCCTCAAATAATGAGGCAGTGGCTATAGCCGTGTTTGATTTTTTAGCTACTTCTTTTGATGGCTTAGATTCAGTAGGAGTAGCCTCTACGTCTTCTTTAACAGCTTCGTTAGTTGTCATTTTTTCACCTTTATTTTACGACCTACATATACGTTAAAGGTTTCTAAAGGGAGGTCGCTACCTTTTTCTACCTGCTCTTTAATGACAGCTTTGAGAGTCATAGGCTCTACCCATTTTTTCTGCATGAGTGAGTACCCTTCTTTCTCTAAGTTAGTCATAAGAGTTTTTGCACTCTCGTCTTCACCTCTACCGAAGTTAGCCGAGACAGTGTTCTTTATAATATCACCAAGACCATTTTCTTCAAGCCAATGAAAACATTGGTCTCTATTTTCCTCAGTGATACGACCAGAGTAAAACCTGTTTACTGAAATAGAAGTACCATCGCTAAGTTTAAATTCAGACATACCTACTTCTTCTAATTTAGAAGGTAAGTCCTCTTCACTTATTTGACGGTATTTATTTTTAAGATTGTTAAGAACATCTTGCTGTTCTTCTATTTGAGCTTCTAGGTCTTTCAGGTCTTTAGCTAAAGCAGAAATACTTTTTAAATCTTCAGACTTAATTTCTTTCTCCTCTGCATCTTTTTCCATTTGATCTAATATATTTGTCATAATTTTTCCTTAGTTATCACTACTTTTGGTAGTGCGTCTCTATTAAACTATTTTTGGTAATAAAAGTAAATAGGCTGTTGCGTATTTAAACGCCACTTCTAAATGTGAGGTTGATTCTCTCTCCACAACCTTTCATATCTAACACTGCGTGTGTACTTCTCATTTGAGATTTACCGTCAAATATAAAAACATCTCCATCTTCCATTAAATAATGTGTCAAACTTTTTTTAGGAATATACTTAGTGTATATTTCACTAGTGTCTACTCTATCTTTTATGTTCTTTTCGTACTCTAGCCATTCAAATACTCTCGGTGCACCAAGAGACACGGACAAAACTATGTCATTTTTAGTAGGTACTGTATCAGAGTGGTGGGGTATGCCTTTACCTTCTGGTCCATAATACCCACACAAACAAAAATTAAATTTTACTTTTCTCTTTAACTTCTCACTTACTAAATATTCTGCGTTTAATTTTATAGCAGTCATAGGAGTGGTCCATGGCTCAGGCTCATATAGTTTACCAGCATAATTAAAAGGGCTATCACCAAATCCACGAGTTGGTCTACCTACTACCTTTTTACCTTTATACATGCGAACTCTTGGCTCGTCCCAAGTAGTTATGCCACAATCAAAACCTGTAAATTCTCCTTTTATAAATTCCATCATAATAAGTGATGGTGTGTCTTGTCAAGTTTATTGTCTTAGGAGGATCATGGAAAATGACAAAACTTATACGGCACCACCATCAGTGCCTATTAGTACTATTTACTATTAGTAGTATAGGGAGATTTTATTTTTAGTAAAGGATAAATGTTAATTTTAGCTAATAGGTCAATATGTTCTTAGGTATATCCTTAAATAAATCAATTACTTAAGCTACCTATTAGCTGATATATTATCACCCTATTAGCTAGATAGTGCTAATAAATCACGAGCAATCATTTACTTTCTGGTTAAGTATAAATATGCTATCCCCTATATGAGTCAGTTTATTTATAAAACCACACCGTATGCTCATCAGATAAGTGCATTGAAGATGTCGTGTGATAAAGAAGCATTCGCTTTATTTATGGAGATGGGCTGTGGTAAGTCAAAAGTAGTAATTGACAACTTTGCTAAGTTGTACATAGATAAAAAACTGAACGGTGTACTCATAGTTGCACCCAAAGGTGTATACGATAATTGGTTTACATACGAAATACCAACACACTTACCTGACGAAATACCAAGATCGGTAGTCAAATGGTCAAACGCTAATACTAAAAAGAATAAAGAAAACTTAGAAACTCTGTTTGATAAATCAGATGAGCTAAAGATATTTATTATGAACATAGAAGCATTCAGTACAAAGAAAGGTACTGAGATAGCTTCTAAGTTTTTAATGGAACGTCAATGTATGTTTATTATAGATGAAAGTACAACTATCAAAAACTACAAAGCTAAGAGAACTGTCAATACTGTAAGACTTGGTAAGTATGCATATTATAAAAGAATACTGACAGGCTCTCCTGTGACAAAAAGTCCACTAGATTTATTTAGTCAATGTTATTTTCTAGACCCATCACTACTAGGTTTCAGTAGTTATTTTTCATTCAGAGCAAGGTTTGCTGACTTAGTAGAACGTTCCATGAACGGTAGGAACTTTAAATTAGTCACAGGCTATAAGAACTTGAACGAATTAAATGAATTATTAAGGTCATTTAGTTTCCGTATCTTGAAAAAAGAATGCCTTGACCTTCCTCCAAAAGTGTATATTAAGCGAAAAATAGAGATGACAGACGACCAAAAACGCGTCTACAAGGATATTCAACGCAATGCTTTAGCCGTACTGTCAGGCGAAAAGGTCACAATTAACTCTGTAATTACACAAATAGTGAGATTACATCAAATATCTTGTGGTTTTATAAATACTGATGAGGGTACTACGAAAGAGTTAGATTCTAATAGGTTGGAAGAATTATTACAGATAATAGAAGAAGTTCAAGGCAAGGTTATTATCTGGGCTAACTATAGGCATGACATTAGAAAGATAAATAAAGCCCTCAGTGAGAAATATGGCTCTGACTCAGTAGGTATGTACTTTGGTGACGTACAACAATCAGAGCGTGAAGGTATTATAAGGGATTTTCAAAACCCTGACAGTAAAATGAGATTTTTTGTAGGTAATACACAGACAGGTGGTTATGGTATTACCTTGACTGCTGCAAATACAGTCATATATTATTCTAATAATTATGATTTAGAGAAAAGGCTACAGTCAGAAGATAGAGCTCATCGTATCGGTCAAAATGATAAGGTCACATATATTGATATAGTGTGTGAAAAAACTGTTGATGAAAAAATAGTGAAAGCCTTGCGTCAAAAACAAAACATTGCTCAAACTGTGCTTGGTGAAGAAAAGTGGAAAGACTGGTTAGTTTAGAAATCGTATTTAAGTGGCATAATACTTCTTTTCATGTTTCCAGAAGAAGGTGGACCACCTGATACTTGGCTGTTTGGTTGAAAATTCAGTTCATCTAAATCTTTTTCTATAGATTTTTCCATTTGATATTGTAGATCATCTTTTAACATCTCTATTCTATCCTCATTAGACCTACCTTGAGCAGCACCAGTAAGTTCTCCTACCAAATCCCCTGGATGATATATGTATTCCCCTAACAAATAACCTACGTCTCTTCTGACCATATTAGCTATTGGGTCGTCTAATCCTCTTTGAACCATTAAAGCATCATATAGCAGTTTAGGGTCATTCATTATATCTAATTGTTTTTTACTTCCCCTACTACCAATTAACTGGTTTGCAGCAGTTAAGAATCTTCCTGGTCTCGTAAATAGCCCCACATATGCTCTAAGTACAGATTGTGCAGCTTTATAGAGAGGGAGTTTGACACCCTCACCAAATCCTTGTCCTTCAGCTGGAAGTAAGACTTTTAATTGCCTTTGGAGTTTAGTTAAACCTTCTACAAAATCGTCACCTAAAAACACACCCATCGCTGCACCATGTTCAGATATATATTGACCCATTTTATTTGCGTCAAACACATCTGTGCCTAGCTGTTTTGTAGAAGTTTTTTTCATAAAGTCGTCATACATAGCTAATTTAACTTTGTCCATTAACTGTGTGCCACCTGATTGATTATCTGCAGCTTTTACTATTTCAAATAGTTTACTTGGTTTCGTCACATTATTCGGTTCGAATATTTGACTAAACCAAATTTCTGGTTGGTCTAAGTTATCTTTAGTGATTACATCTATATCGACACTATTTTTCGCTTTTTGTAAGAATAAGTTTTCAGCTTCTAAATCTTTGTTATATCTTCTAACCAATTGATCAACATTGGCAAAACTGTCTAATTCTTGTTTAGAAAATATTCCATTGCTAGGATCTAATAGACTAGCATTGTTATTTTTCCACACTCTAAGTAATTCTTCTCCATTTTCTTTAGGTATGATCTTACCGTCTTTTATATCAAAAACATTTTCAAATAAATTATTTTTACCTGCTAATCTGACATCATCTACTAATTTAGCATTATTAGGGTCTAAAAAGATTTCACTTAAATACTTAGGAGAACTGATAACTCCATCATCAGTTATAGTAGATCCTGAGTTTATAAATTTTAATAATCTGTTAGAAGCTGAAAGACTATCAGCACTAAGTGAATTCACGACGTTATTGCTTAATCTAGTTATATCTCCTATTAACCCTGATTTATATTGATTTGTCAATACTTTATATTTGTCTAAAGCATCATCTAGTAATTTAGTGCTTCCTTCACCACCTTGTTCTACTAAAGTTTTGTATCTTGTGGCATCATACGTATCTATAACTTTTTCTAATTCCGAGATTAGTTTTCTATTTCTTTGAGGGTTTTGATATGCGTCAAATAAAATTCCCCTAAGTTCTTCTAAATCTGCGTCAAATGACTCTCTTGATTGAAATTTTTGACCCTTTATTTTATCAGTACCTTTTATTTTGTTTATTGCTCTTTTTGCTATACCTATTAGTTCTCCTGGAGGGAATATTTGGTCTTTCGATTGTTTAATTATTCCCTCAAAAACTTCGGCAACTTCTGTCATATCAAAAGGTTTTTTTCTTTTGTCTTTTATAGAATTAAATGCTAAGTCAAAAGCCTCATCTGATTCTTTTTGCCTAGCCATTCTTAAATTATAGAAATCTTCTTGTATATTTCTAGTTATAGTTGATGGAGAAACATCTATACCACCGTCCAAAAATTTTGTAAATTCATCTGAGTTTCTCTTTATAAAGTCATCCATATTGTTTTTAGCAATTATAACATTAGGTGCACTTTCAGTGTAGTCTAGTGTTGCGTCACGCACTTGTGTACCTGTTCTTGACATAGCTATATCTGACCCTTCTTGAAAAGCGTCTATTTTATTTAAATCTGCACCTGTTTCAAAAATATCGTCTACTGCTCTTTCACCTAATTCTTTTTGATCTTCAAGCTTAATTCTTATATTACTTCCTTCAATAGAAGTTGCTGCTTTTTCTAATTCTTTTTGTCCTGCTTCAAACGGACTTACAAGTTTTGGTCCACCTTGTGCAGCTTGTATTTCAGCGTATGCTTTTACAACCTGTGGGGCAGTAAGATTACTAACTGAAATTAAATTAGTGTCCTCTATATTTTTAGACACATATTCAAATGCTTTAATAAATTCATCTTCGTCTATGCCGAATGGTAAAGTACCTGCGCCTCTATCTCTTCCACCTTTAAGTCCAGGATCAAGAACTCCACCTCCAGGAATTTTAAATTTTCCTCTTGAGAGTATAGCCAGCATAGTGTTGACACTTCCCCCTATACCCATAATTATACCTGCTTCTTTCATAGCGTCTTTTAGTATAGGATAATCCTCAGCTATAATGCCTCTTTCTTGTAAATTATTTAGAACACTATATTTATAAAGAAATGCTGCAGTTCCTTCTGCTACTATACCACCTGTTATTCCACCAGCTATCGCTCCACCTGGACCTCCAGTAGCACCAATAGCCGTTCCACCTGTCGTACCTGCAATACCAGCACCAATCTCAAGTGCTAATTGGCTCACAAAAGGTACAGCTTCCATAAATTGTAAACCTGGAGGATTTACTGCAGAACGTTTACCGTCTAAATAAGGGTTTTGAAAAGTAAAACCTACTGTACCACTAGGGTCTGACTGTACATCAAAATCATAATCTGGAGGAAATTCTTGACCTTCTTTTGCGTACGCATTATTAAATTTTTCTCTTAATAATCTTTCGATTGTTTCTTTACTATTTTGAGTTGGAGTGTTGATTATTGAGGGTGGTAGATTACTATAGTCGTGTAAAAACCCGAATGGTAAATTATTTTCATAGTCAATTTGAAACATTTCGCCAAGGTCTCGAGGTTGTAACCTATCTAGTATTTTTCTTTGGAAAAAATAAGGATCTCCAGCTTTTACACCACGTGCTACAGCACTAGAGTATAGGTTTTGGTCAGCTGTGATAAGATCTTCATAGGTTAGTCTAGGATCTTCATAGGTTAGTCTAGGTTTGCCTTCAAGTAAAGACCACGGCTGATTGCTAGCTATATTCCTTTTCTGTCTATACTGGTCGGGACCATAACCATATTCAGCTAATTTTTCTACCTCAAGTGCACGTGAAATCTCGTCATCTTGAGTAGAGTACACAGTGGGCAGGTTTTTAAATGCATCAAATGCTTTAGGGTTGTTTAAAAGACTTTGTAATCTTTGGTTAAGTAAATCGTCTGTTGTGGGTAGATCTATAATATCATCGTTTGCCATGTTATTCCGTACCTTCCATAATTTTTTGTATTTCGTCTGCTATGAGAAATTTTTGATCTTGTGGTAAAGTCAATATGTAATTTGTTATATCTTTCACAAACATTTGTCTAACTGAACTAGACTCGTTGCTAACTTCATTAGCTTTTTTACTTATTCTTTCTAGTATAGCTGAGAAATTATCCTCTCTACCTAAACTTGAGAAGAAAGGTGTATATCTTGTGCTGTAATTGGTTTGACCTGTACTTGTTTGAGATTGCTGTGTAGTAGTTTGTGATGTGTCATCAGTTTCACTCTCTATGTCTTTATAGAGACTTGCAAAAGAAACATCTGGATTAAATGGATCGATTGGGTTTTGTAGTATAGCGTTTAAACCTTCTACGAACTTATCATCTCCTGTTAAATATACATCTGATTCAAGTCCAAATTTAGTTTGATAGAGACTCCTAAGTAGTTGTTTTCTCAATTGGTTATGTCTTGCGACTAAACTTTCTCTATTAGAAGAGTCAAAACCAGCCGATTTCATAGCGTGTACTAAATCTCTATCTGATAACGCTCTGGCTTCACCTAGCCCCATAGCTTTCGCTAAAGCAACAGCTAAGTTGAAAGTCAATGCTTGGTATTCTCTATTATTTACATTAGTTCCTAACAACCCAGAGTACTCTTCTGTATTTGTAAAATCAGTAAATAACTGTTGAGCTGTGATAGAACTACCGTCTGCACCTTTAAAAGTTGTATCTGTGAAATTTAAAACATCGTTTGTAGCTGTGACAATATTATCAAAACCACTACCTATTGCACCAATCTCATCTAAACCTCGTTGCATAAAATTAGAGAATGTTCTAGCACCACCTGGAAGCTGGGCACCTTGATCGACTACTTTCATTATATCATCAAGTAGCGTGTACACCTCAGCAATATCTGTGGCTTGTTCTCTAAACTCTTTTGTTCTATTTCTTCTGTCTTTATTTAAAGTTCGTTCACTACCACCAGGACCAGATATAAAAGTAGTATTTCCTTCACTATCAACAGAGAATGTAAACCCACCTGCGTATTGTTTTTGGTCAGTTTTATAATTTACTTGAGTTTCTGGTACAAGCATAGGCATAAGTTTACCGTCTATATTTCTAAGAATAGGTATTAAATCAATATCCTTATCACTAAAGTCAACATCAGGAAACTTTTTCCTTAAATTTTCTACTTGACTATCAGTTAGATTTGCAAAATTAGGATTACCTTCTAATCTAGATCCTGGAGCTCCTGTGAAACCTTCTGGGTACACTATTTGGTATTGTTTTGTATCTTTATTTTGATTACCTGAAACTATTTGAAAACCCATGTCTTGATATCCACTTGCTTCACTGTTAGTCAGTAGTGTGGTAATGCTATTGCCGTTTGGGTCAGTTATGGTATAGTCTGATACTTTTCCATCAAGATCTTTATCGTAAGGTCTTATGTCAACACCTTCTGTTCTACTTAATTTAGTGGCTTCCATAGTGTTCAATATTCGCATACCTCCGTTCACTATGTATGGTGTGCCTTTTTCAGTAATTTGTGCAGCAGATATTTTTAAATCCTCTAGTGCTAAATTAGTAGCAAACTCATCTTTACGTATTCGTTCGTTTAATTTAAATTGTAAGTATTTATCATCAAATTGCCTATCTTCTTGTTTTTTAGTGACTGCGTATTTACTAAAAGCATTAGTCAAAGCAGTTGTCCAGTCCTCGCCTTCTGCACCTGATTGCATTAAAGACATGCCTGCCACCATGTAAGGTAATGCTTCATCTGGTCTACGAATATATTTTTCTAAATCATCCCCACCCAACATACTTGCTGCAGCGTTTTTGTATATCTGCATTTTTTCTTTTCTTTCTTCTGGGCTATTACCTAAAAAACTTACTATAGAAGTATTGAGTGAAGTTATATCGTTAGCATTTTTTTGTGCTTCCGCTAATTGTTGAGGATCACCACTCGCTTCCGCAGTTTGTACTTTTTCTGCAGCTGAGTTTATTTGTGCTGCGACTATTGTGTCTAAGTCATCAGCAGTGTCTTCATCTTTAGTAAGACCCAACATATCCATTTGATCTACCATATGACTCGTCACTATACCTAGCTCACCTGTAGGATCGCTTGACATTAACCCTCTGCCTAGAGTAGAAGCTATACCACCACTTTGATCCATACCCATAGTAGCCATAGGTGGCTGTTCTGGTACGTTAGTCATTTGATCTCTTTGAAGTAGCATAAGCTCATCAGGGCTTAAACCTGTCTGTAATGATACTTCCTGAGGAGACATTCCTGAGTTTAATAAACTACTTGCTAAGTTTGCTGGGCTTTGTTGAAATAGACTATCTAAACCACTTAATTGGAAACCTTGTGTTATTGGGTCAAATCTTTGTGCCATTTGTATATTAAATTATAGTGTCTTGCATATTATTGTGGTTCAAACCTTTCGCCATTCCGTATAGCTGTAATCCTGTACCTGCTAATTGCATAAATTTATTTGGCTGTGGCTCAGGGTCATTTACGTCTTCTACTGTTTGGAAAACATTACTGCCCAGTGTCGGAGCAATACCAGATGCTAAGCTACCCACATTCCTAAGGACACTCATCGGATAATTTATTGAACCAACATAATTACCATAATCAATATCAAGTCCTCTTTGAGCTTGTCCTTGTTGTTGAGCCCCAAGCGAACTTAACCTGTTAATATCTCCACCCATTAAATTATATATACCTGTGTTTATATTACCGAGAGCACCTGCACCTCTGCCTACAGTGTTAATTAAATCACCACCACCAGCTATACCTATGTTTGCTAAATTACCAGCTAGTGAACCTAGCCCACCAGCTACAGTTCCTCTGCCTTTAAATGCAGCTTGTGCGTTAGCCATAGCATCACTAAAACCTTGCCTTCTTATACCACCTACAGCTTCTGCTGCACCTTTACCAAATCTTTCTGCCAAGTCAGCTTGCATTAACCTACCTCTTGACCCACCAAAAGCACCAGACTGTATGGCTTGATTATTTAGTTGGTTTTGAGTTATATCAAATTGATCTTGAAAGTCTGATAAAGTTTGATCGACTACAGCGTCTTCATAAGGATTGTAAAACCTAGCTGTATCTGTAGGATCAAATCCACCAGCCATACTTCTTAGAATATTTTGCCCTTCTTGTGTACCTGATATACCTTGCTGAACACCAGTTTGCATTAAATTAGTGCCTGTATCTAATGCACCACTTAAAAAGTTTTGAGCCGAAGTCATTCCAGGAAGATAACTTCCTACACCTTGTCTAGCTAATTCAAATGCTTGAAGTTGGTCAGGTGTGAAGTCTGCTATTCTTTGTCCTTCATAATTATAAGGAGTTGTTCCATCAGTTAATAAGTTTTGAAATTCTTTATTAAGAGCAGGAAACACTCCTTGACTCATCAATTCACCATAAAATATAGGTGGGGAAGTAGTTGCTTGTGTAGTGTTTATCGCCATTATACTGTCTCGAAATTAGGGTAAACTACCTGACTCACTGGTTGAGCTCTCATAGATTCTAAATAATTTAATAAAGCTGAATTTTCTATGCCTGCGTTTAATGGTATTAACCCTGCTGCTTGATTCCTAGACTGCCTTGCTAATTGTGGACCAGAAGAGAAATCAAAAGATCCTGCCTGACCCATCCCTTTATTCATATAATCTAGTATTTGTGGATTTTGCATTAAAGTTCTTTCTTGTTCTTCTTGTTCAGGAGTTTTCATGCCACCCATGGCACCCATAGCCCCTAGACCAACTATAGCTTTTTCCATACCACTTAAACCTTGAAACGCTGAGCCTATGCCTGTTGCCCCTGGACCAGCAGTGCCAAATATTCCTCTTGCATTAGCCCCTAAGTTTTCTAAAAATCCACCTACTCCACCAGAAGTGACTCCACCTGCACCAAAACCTAATTGTGGACCTGCACCAACTAAACCTTGTCCACCAGGACCTAGTACGAAGTTTTGACCTATTGAGTCTGAAATGACTCCACCTGTTGTGGTCAAATTTCCTACAGGAGTAGCTGAACCCAATGTACCACCTTGTAGCCCTGCACCTTGAGCCATACTACCAAGAGTGTAACCTGTTAGTGCCTGTTTTGCAGCATAACCTAAATCACCTTCTTTTACAGCACCACCAATAGCACCACCTATCGCTGCACCTGGAGGTCCAGCTACAGCAAAACCTACTATGTGTCCGATAGTCGGAGCATTTTTCTTAATGTCTCCCCATAAATCACTTAAAAACCCAAACTCCATGATTCCTGTGTTAGGATTGATTGAGTTTGCATCGTTGCCCACGGTATATTGATTCATATCAACACCGAATTTGTCGTAGACTTCTTGTAAGGTCTGTAAAAGCTCTGGGTCTTGTGCTAATTTTTTAGGTATTACGATTTCTCCTGGAGCTAGATGTCCCATAACTTGATCACCATACCTGCCTTGATCAGCAAGTATTTTTTGGGTCATAGCTTCGGGATCTGACTGACCCATCTCCATCATCATTTGTTCCGACATATCGGATGCTATGTTCATTCCAGGTGTTGTGCCCATAAGTTCTTCTGGTAATACAGCAGACATCTGTGCTGTGACTTTATCTCCCAATAATGGAGAAAGAGGGATATCTTTCAATAAACCCATTTGACCTTTATTTAAAAGACCACTTATTCCACCCAGTTGCGCTATGCCACTTTGGAATTGTCCCATAACAGGTAATGATTTTAAAAGATTCATTTCTCTCTTGAGACTCCTTTCATTTTCTCATAAGTTCTAAGACCACCTAATCCGAGCATACCCATAAGTATACTAGATAATTGTGAAAACTCAAAGCTCGGTAGATCTATAGCCACACCAGTAGCTATAAGAATAGTCTCTATTATAGGGGAAACAACAAAGTGATACGCTAAAGCTACACCACAAGTCCATCCCACAAATGGTCGCCAACCAGCTACAAATATGTTTTTATGTGCAGCTTCTTGTTTATTTAATTGTATTTGTGCGAGATTAGCGTCATGAAACGCCATAGTCATCTCTTTCTGTAGCTTCATTTTTAGATTTTTATCAGGTATGAATTTACCTAATACTTTATCTGCTACTTCTATTACTTGACCTATCATATTATTTATTTAATATCTTATGACCATAAATCTTATCTACCCAGTCGATTAATTCATTTTCTTCTAGGGTATGCTTGAGTAAGTTTACCTTTTTTGCAACTAGTTGTATATTCTTTCTTACATATAAACCTTTCGGTTTTATCCTATCAATGGAGACGTTTGTGTCCTCTCCACCGTCACTTTTATTAAAAGTCATAGGTATACCAGATAAAGCACATCTACCGTCCTGCTCGTCCCAGAGCTCGTATAAGTCCTCTGGTATAAGCGTAAATGTATGTCCTTGTTTTTCTCTTGAATATCTTAGTTGTATAAGCAAATTTTTCATAAACCTATATCTAGAACTAGATATATGTAGTTTTTTAGCTTTTTGTAAACAAGCACCACATGCTTGAGGTTTATTATTATGCCACCTATCAGTAAATTTATTACAGTAAGGACATCTTTTCTGTTTTGTCACAAGTGAATACTGGTTGCTCCCTTCGTCAATACTGATACTATACCTAAACTTGCTTGAGCCGATAAGCCATTTTCTGGCGGACCACTAAAAGAAGAAGAGTCAGTTGTATCGATATTTAACCAGTTATCGCCGTCATAAACTTGTAGTTTATTTAAAGTTGTGTCAAATACTATAGCCCCTTGATTAAATTTATTTTCTAATTTTTCCTGAGTTGTTATTTGACGAGTGTTATCAGGATCAAATTGACCTAAATTAATTTCAAGAATACGAACTAACCTATTGTACAGATTACCGTCTATACTACCATCCATACTTGTGGGTAGTTGTGTTTGTAGAAGTTTACTCATCTTCTCCCGTTAGGTTTTATTTCTATTCTATTATTACCTAATCGCCAACCTGTGTCTGTGTTTCCTGGATATGAAGCGTCATCATCAGATTCAAAACGCACAGCTATCTGTCTTGATCTTGATCTTAAATCTACTTTAGCTGTATCACCAGCCACTACATTTGTACTATTTGTAGTTAAAGTTTCTCCTGGAGCATTACGAGTTTTTAATACAAAATTTATTTGACCATCACTAGAGTTGTTTAAAAACCTAACGTCTGGTATAAGTTTGCTCACAAAACTAAATTGATCACCATCTTCCATGTCCATATCAGAACTTTCTATAAATACATTAGTCATAGGGCTACCGTCATCATCATAACCAAACTCATGTTGATATAAATAATTACTACCTGTAGCTCTCGGGTATGGTTCTGTGCCTGCGTCTAACCAAGCTGTTCTGCTTAATTGACCATAAGCCCATGCATTATTAGCGTAGTTATAAGAAACATATCTATCTATCTCACTCCCACCAGCAGAAGTATAAAACCAACCTACTTCATCAAACTCTTCATTTAAAAAAGCATGAAATTTATATGCTTCCGAAATATTCAAATCATTAAATACATAACTTAAAACAGAACAAGGTATTTTTTGTACTGTTCCTGTGTATACATAAAAGTTATCAATAGCCATCCAAAAAACACCTTTAGAGGTGACTATTGCTGCATTAGGTCCAATTAATCCTGTTTCTTTATTTATTAAATTTATACCAAATGTAAAAGGTGGTCCAACAAACTGCATACTATACAAAGCAGTATCAGTCCAAACTAATATCTCTTGCCTAGATTTTTGAGCACCAATAATTATACTTCCTTCTGATAAAGTTAAAGAACCAGCAGTATTTGTACTTTTAGGTTCCCACTCTGATATATTTTCTTGGTCACAAAATGCTATGAAAAGTGGATCTTGTACTCCTGTTCTTGCTGTACCTGCAGCATTTAAAGGGTCAGCACCCATAACGATAGCATGCCTATCTACTTGAGAAACTAGGGTCACTAAACCAACAGTTGGAGCTAAATTAGATCCTGCTAAATCTGTTAAATTTTTAGCTCTATTATTTGATGGGTTAGTTGCCCAAGATACTCCTGCAGAATTATCCCAATAAAAAACTCCGCCATTTCTTGGATTGATTAGTAAATCTTCACCAAAATTATCATGAGACCACAGTCTTAATTGATTACCAAAAGCTAGTGGACTAGTAGAACCGAAAGTACTTTCTCCCCAAGCACCTGCTCCCCAACCTGTACCTGATACATAATTATCAAGACCTATCTGTATTTGATAATAACCTATCACGCTACTTCCACCTTTGCCACTTCCTGCATCTGAAGCATTTGCTGTCACTGGGACAGTAAATGTATAAGTGTTGACGGTTGGTACAGAAACTACTTCAAAACCAGATTGATTAAGTGAAGTACCTTCTTGGTTTATAACATCAGCTGTTATATTACCACCAAAAGTTGCTGCACCACTAAAACTTACATAATCTCCTACAGATAACCCATGATTACTGTCCGTAGCAGTTATTGTGCTTGAGCCATCACTTGCAGCAAAAGTGACATCTCCTGCAGCAGTTGTTTCTCGTAAAGGGGTTATATCGTAAAAACTACCACCTTCTTCTACATAGTATTTTACAGTTGTGCCTAAACCTAAAAATTTAGTTCCTACTAAATTTGTCCATCCATGTAAAGCTCTACAGTTGCCTTCAAAAGTATTACTGTTATCTTTTCTCCAGCCACCTATTTTTTCAGGGAGACCTTTAGCAAACCTAATTAAATTTCCATCAAACCAACCGTTCTCATTAGAGTAATTTGTGTTTTCTCTATTGATTCCAGGTCTGAACTGTATAGTTGTAAGTTTTGTCATTCTATAACTCTATATGTTTTACCGTCGTAAGAAAAACTATTTCTTCTATTTTCTTCTGGTGATACATAACTTACATGTACCCAACCACTGTGTGGATCCACACCGTCATAATATTCGAGAATAATTTGGTCGTAGTCAAGTTTTTCTTTAATGTAATGTAAGAGCTCCTCGTTATCTATTCCAGGAAGTTCTATATCTACGGCTTGACCTAGAGTGTGTTGACTAGTGTCACGAGAGCCAAGTTTTCTATTGAGCTCCAAACAGCGATAGCCAGAATTAGGACTAAAAGGTTTGCCGAAATTATTTCGTATGGGTTCAAGTATTTCTCCACAAAGAGATTTTAAATTATTAAATATTGTTTCGTCTTGAACTGTATTATCAATACCATTACGCAAAGCAACTTGAGATTTTTCAAGTTCTCTTAATCTAAAATGTTTTGATAATCTAGTTTCCGAGGAGAACTTCATTTTCGTTCTCCTAAAACAAGGCAAATTTTACTAAAAATCCAATAATAGTTAAAGAAATAGTCACAATAAATATCAAGCCATTCCTAATAGTTCTATTAATGGAAGAAACACCACTTTCAATAGAGTCAAGTCTGCGATAGTTTTCTTTCCATCGCTGGTCACATGCTGCTTCATGAGCACTTAACCTTTTATCTAACTCAGTGACTGTTGCTCTTTTTGCCATTTTAAAAATGATTTTTTAAATTTTCCCAGTATTCAACAGCTTTTTTATTTACAAACCTGTTGATGTCTGGTCTTACTGCTTTAAGTATAACTTTTCCTACAATTAAAATTAAAGCTATCCATATTATAATTTCCATATTTACCTCATGAGAAAGTGACTACGTGATTTGGACCTGCCCCACTATAAGCAGTAAAGTAAGTTCCAAAAGTTTGATAACTGGTGGGAGATGGCATGTTCCATGTCCATGAAGTGTACCAGCCAGAAGGGGCACTGGCATCTTTGACTTGAAGGAAATAATCTGCTCCAGTTCTGCTAAAACTATTAGTTGAACTATTCCAACTTGGACCAGAACAGTTCGTTATTGATATACTGTTCCAATTAGCATTACTCATTTTACCATCTACTTTAAGAGAAACTGCTGTATTACCGAAAAAACCTCCAGAGGAGAGTGATAGTAAAGTTTTACCAGAAATACCAGTTATAGAAGTTGCAGTGGTTGTGCCCAAGAGAGTACCACCATTATATGCTTGTTGTTTGTACCCCCATGTGAAGTACTGTTGATAATATGCATTTATCGTAAATGTTTGTGCTACTGTTCCTGTTGAAGCTTCTTCTTTCATTGCACCGTAAAAATCTGCAAAATCTGATTGTGCTTCTGAGGATTTGCCTATTAAATCCCTTATATCTGAATCATTTATGGTACAAGCAGTAGTAGAAGAACCTCCAGCTTCTACGTGGATCTCATTTAAATCTATTGCTCCACTAGTTGGAAGTTGGGGCATTTTTTAGTTCCTCTACTTGTTTACTTAAATCTTTTACTGCTTCTATAAGTAGCCCAACGGTATTGGCATATTTCATAGTTTTTACTGTCCCCAGTTCTTTGTCTTCATGTTCATCTACTAGCTCTGGCACTATCTTCTCTACTTCGTTAGCTACCACTCCTATTTCTTTTGACTTGTTTGATTTTTTAGTGAAGTGTACACCTCTTAATTTTTTTACTTTATCTAAAGCGTTTTCAATTTGGTAAATATCTTCTTTAAGTGCCATATCAGAATATGCACCTACATTACCTGTGGCTGTAAGATTACCACTGGTATCAAGAGTCAACATAGTAGATCCAGAATTATTGTCAACTCTCCATTGAGTATCAAATTTCATTATAGTGTTAGCGTTTGTAGTGAAATAAAGTCTATTCCTACCATCAGCAGAACTAATCCAAGCATCATTAGGTAAAGCTGCATTTAATTTAGTACCTAATTGCGTTTGTATAGCAGAAGTCACACCGTCTAAATACCCTAGTTCTGTAGAAGTGACAGCACTCACCGATACATCACCGTTAGAGTCAGAAACTAAAGCTCTAGATGCAGTTAGGTCAGCCATTTTACTAAAAGCTATCGCTGCACCAGATGCGACACTTGCGTTTACAACTGCATCACTAGCTAATTGATCTGCACCTACTGCGTCATCTGCAACCATAGCCTGCTCCACAGCATCATTCGCTATAGTGACTGCACCACTACTGGCTATAGTCACATCTCCACTCACAGCCACAGGATTGTAATTTGTACCGTCTGCAACTAATATATGACCACTGGTATTAGTAGCCATTTTTAAATCATCACCACCGATAGTTAGATCACCACTTATACTTAAATTTTCTAAAGCGTCTATTACTGCTGCACCAGACCCAGCACCATCTAAAACACAAATTTTAGTAGTACCATTAGGAACAGTGACTGTTGCTCCTGAACCTTGTTTAACTATAATCGATTGAGAGCCAGAAGTAGCATTTTCAATAATCTGTACTCTTTTCATAGTATTTGGAGCTATGGTGACTGTACAGGTAGAATCTAAAGTACCAGTGTATTTAACATACATGGCTCGTGCTTGATCGGTTGCACCGTCTGCTACTGTTGATAAATGAGTATCTGCGTCAGTGGTTATAGCTTCTGTACCATAACCTAATGCTTCTCCTATCAGCTCTAAATTAGTGTTAGTGACTGTTCCCCATGTACCAGATTGGTCTCCAGTACCCATCTCATTTAATCTAAGATTATTAACGTATGTACTTGCCATTGTAAAATTATAATTTAATTAACAGAATTAAGCTACTTCTTCCCAATTAGGTGTTTGACTATCATCTACATTACTATAGCTAGGTGTCTGACTATCATTTACATTACTATAGTTAGGTGTTTGACTATCACCCACATCACTATAATTAGGTGTCTGACTATCATTTACACCACTATAGTTAGGTGTTTGACTATCATCTACCATACCCCAAATCAGTATTTTTGGTTCACCTGTTGTGCCTACTTGTCCTGCAGGAGTTATATTAGCTTTACCAATAAATGATAAAGAGCCTACTGATGCTGTACTAGAAACACCAGAAACACTAACTTTATTCTGTGTGGTTATGCTAGGATTATTTAAAGTAGCCTGTAAAGTTTGTCCTGCTACAGAAACATTAGCTTTACCTGTTATTGAAGATAACGTGCCCAAAGCTGATGTACTCGTTTGACCACTTACACTTACATTAGCTTCTGCGTCTGGAGTTATTGAGCCTACTGCACCTGTACCTACTTGGCTAGAAGGTGTTATATTTGCCTTACCTATAATAGAGAGTGAGCCTACTGCAGATGTACTAGTTTGACCTGTGACGCTAACATTAGCATCTGCGTTTGTGCTTACGCTTACAGAACCAACACTACCCGATACTCCAGGAAGAGAAGCTATAGCTTGTGCGTTTACTCCTGCTGTCGGTGAACCAGAAGTACCAGTTTGCCCAGTCAAAGTTTGATTTGCTTCACCTATTTGTGAAGTTGTGCCTAGTGCACTTGTACTGGCTAAACCTGATAAAGTTAGATTAGCTTCAGCGTCTGTTGTAATAGTGCCTAAAGCTGAAGTTCCTACTTGAGAAGCAGGGGTTATATTTGCCTTACCTATAGAAGTAAGACTACCTACAGCTCCAGTACTTGATTGACCTGTGACACTTACATTTACACTCGCAGAGTCATCTCCAGCTAATGCTGAAAATGGAGTTTCTGAAAATGCACTTATACCAAACATAATTAATTATGAAATTTTTTTCTAAATTCTTTGCGTAATTTCTTTTCTTCCTCTACTTTTTTATAGAATTTTTTATCTATTTCTTTTGTGTTTAATTTTAAAGCCATTCGCCTTCCTCTGTAGGATA